ACATTACGTTCTATGTAGTTAAACTGCTCGAGTTCTAGGATCATATCATCAGAGATGATGAAATGATTAGATAAATGATATTATGATGCTTAGTTGGAGTAAGCAAGACCACCCATGCCGCTCATCACGCGGAGCACGTTGTAGTTGGTGGCATAGACACGCACCTTAGCCGTGTTGGTTCCCTCAACGGTAGCGTTGGAGAGCACAAGCTGAAGGGTCGCGTTGTCAATGCGCGAGAAGTTGCAGCTGCCAGAAGGCTGGTGCTCCTCAGGGCGCAAAGCAAAGGAATACACGTTAATTCCGGTATCCGGGTTGCGAGTGTGGTGCTGGTAAGGCTGGACGAGGTCGAAGTAGGTACCCTCACGCTCCGAGAAGCGGTCCTGGCCGTTGAGCTGGAGCTTGGCAGTCACCACAGGGTTCTCACCCCAGCAGTGCATGTCAAGAGCAGTCTCAGCCATGACGAAGGTTCCGGCATCAGACACACCCGAATTCACGAGCGCAGTGCCACCCGGTTGCGTAGCGCCGGCGAGAACGTTCTGGGCAGTGCCATGGTTTCCGTTGGCAAAGCCACCCTGCTGTGCGCCACTAGTGTGGCCACCGCCACCACCGGCAGTGTAGCCACCGTTGGCCGCATCAGCAGGAAGGTTCCAGAACTCAGCAGCGGTCACATCAACGGCACCAGGGTCAGCGAAGAGACCTGAAGAGTTGATGTAGGAGTTATTAACCCCACCCTGTCCGCCAGCAGCGACACCAATAGGGCCACCGAAAGCATGGATCGCATTAGGGAGCGCATCAACCGCATCAGTGTAGTTGAAAGGCTGAGCACCGAGGGTCTTGTAGAGCACAGAGTTGCACTCAAGGGAACCGCAGTAATCCACATTGGCATCAGGCTGCACAACAAACACGAGTTCCTTGCAAGGGTGGTTGAAGTTAAGCTTGATCTTGTTCGAAGACGAACCGACGGACTCGTCACCAGTGAATTGGAGCTGCTCGATGAGGTACTCATGAGGGTTCTGTGCCATTCTGCGGCGCTCGTCGGTGTCAAGGAACACGTAATCGACGTAGAGCGAAGCAGCAACCAGAGACTGGTTGTAGGCGGCAGTGACCTTCGAGTTCGAGCCAATGCCGTTGGCGCAGTCAAGGCTAGTGACAGCCCAGAGCATCTCGTCAATAGGACGGATGTCAAGGTTGATCTTAACCTCGTGATACTGAAGAGCGATCAAAGGCAGGGCAAGGCCGGGGTTGCGGCAGTACCAGAACTGCAGAGGCACGTAAAGCGTGGTCTCAGGCAGGGCGTTGCGAGGAGCGCACACCTGGCGAGGTGCAGAGCTATCGCAAGGACCATCGACGTTGGAGAACGAAGGATCCGTGATGTAGGTAAGCTGCGTGGTGTTACCGACCATCTTGTAGTAACCGCGCTCCTGCTCCTTGGAGAGCGTGAGCTGGTTCCAGATGTGCATCCAGTCACCATACTGGCGGTCGATTCTCTGGCCACCAATCTCAACCTCAACGGTGGAGATCATGTGCTCACCAGGGAAATCAAGCCAGCGGGCATAGACACCGTCGTTCACCGAACCGGCGCCACCGTTTTTGCCCATAGCCTGGTTGATCTCAGGCAGGGTAACCTGAAGGTACGTGCGGTACGCAAGATCACCATTGCGGCTGATCGTGCAGGTCACACGGCGGCCGAAGTCGGCCTGGCCATTGAAAGTCTGCTCAATAGACTCCATGGCGAAGTTGGTATGGCGACGGTAAGTCACCTTCCAGAAAGTAATCTGCGGGTTGCCCGTAAGATAGACATCTTGGGCGCCGTAAGCTACGAGTTGCATTAATCCACCTCCCATTGTTATAATATTGCTAAAGAAAAAAATTTTGGCGAAACACGATTAATTGTCGATTTTGTTGATGTCCATGTTACTCTCTACAAAGTCCTTGAGATAACTATCAAGGTAAATTTCCTTCTTACCTTCATGCTTCTTAGAGAAAACGTAAATGCCGCCTTTCATTTTGACTTCCCATCCCGATTGAACGGCATTATAAATGAATGCCATCTTTTGAAGCTTAATGCAGTCAATCTCGAGATTCATCGGAGTTTCGATCTGGATGTTTTCCATTAACTGTCTTCAAGAAAACTTTCGAGTTTGTAGAACACGGTAAAGTGTTTTGAGCTATATTCAATTAAATAAAAGACTTTCTCTCTTCTTATAGATAATGCCTACATTCAAGCCTAAAAATACCAAGAAGATCGTTGTGAGTCGAAAGGCTAGCACAACCTTGGATGGCAAACATAGAGAACTCCTTGATGAGTTCAGGCACCAGAATCAAGAGGTCATTCCCGCTCTCGAGGCAGAAAAGAAAAAACTGAAGACAATAATCGGAAGCACTGACGTTCCACTTGATAAACGTCTCGATGCGAAAGATCGACTGAGAGTCGTTCGGACGGAGATTCGAGAACATAAGCGGAAGGAAAAAGACTACTTGCTAAGCAACTCTGGTTTCGTATTCGACTACTTCGAGAACAAGAAAAAAATCGCCGAGGGAACCAACAAGACGAAAATGCTGAATGAGTTTTTCAACATAGGGACACCGAGTGTAGATCGTGGGGCTCGAGAAAGGAGCAATGTTCAAAAGTTTCTTACTAATGTTGATGAATCCTTTCTAGACGTTGGAAATTTCGTCATTCAGACTGACATATGCGAAGCTTGTCAGAAAGGAGAGATGATTCCGGTTGAACATGAGGGTATAATGGTATGTAATCACTGTTCTAGGAGCGTAAGATTCCTTGTTGAAAATGAGAAACCGTCGTACAAGGAACCACCAAAAGAGGTCTGCTTTTATGCATACAAGCGAATCAACCATTTCAGAGAGATCTTGGCTCAATTCCAAGCTAAGGAGACGACACAAATACCGGAGGAAGTACTAGAGCGTATTAAGCTGCAGATAAAGAAGGAAAGGATCGAACTAACACAGATAACGAATAAGCGCGCAAAAGACATATTGAAGAAACTTGGATACAACAAATACTATGAGCATATTCCGTTTATCAAGGACAAATTGGGAATTAAACCACCTATTATGAGCTCAGCGTTGGAGGAAACATTGTGCAATCTGTTCATGGAAATACAAGCACCTTACACGAAATACTGTCCCAATGACAGGGTGAATTTCCTCAACTACTACTATACTGTTTATAAGCTGTGTGAGTTGCTAGATCAGCGCCAGTTCCTTCCATTTTTCCCCATGCTGAAGGATAGAGAGAAAAGGATCGAACAAGATGAGATATGGCGAAAGATATGTGAGGAATTGGACTGGGAGTTCATTCCTACAGTATGATATATAACGAACTTAGGTTCTATATCATAAGGTTCATTTAACGCGGAAAGCCGACAAGATTGGCACCGATGCCGAGGCCAGCGCCGGAACGAGCATTCACCGCCATAGCCGGAACGTACGTGTCCAGGATGCTGAAGGTAGCAGCCGCAGTAAGTGCGATAAGAGCCACCTCATCCAAGTTCAACGAGCGTTTCGGGATAGCGAAGGCCGCGATGGCAACCATCAGGCCTTCAACTAAGTACTTAATTGCGCGCTTGAGCAATTCACCAAGATCAAGATCACCGAGCATATTATAAATAATGTCGAGAAAAAAATATATCTGCGGTAAATCGCTTAAAATCTACTCTGAACTATGGGTATAGATGAGCAACTCTTCTAAAGCAACCGGACAGCAGCCCGATGGGGTAGAATATAGAGTGAATGTCGATGGATCGCAGAATCCTAAATACGTGGATCTGCTCGATGAAGATAAGCCTGTTGCAGGCCAGAAATTTGTATGTGTGTCCTTTTTGTCACCCGAGAAAATCTTGAAAGACCGGAACATGTTCAATTTCTCCGAGTTCCTAAAACAGTGGGATATGTCGAAGTCTTTCGAGAAATATACCCAGTTTCTAAGTTACATCGCATATAAGCACGACATGGACTTCGATACCCTCACCAAAGATCTGCAGGATTTCTGCAATGAGGAGAAAGGCAACCTCTTTAGCACGAATCTTGAGGATGAGTACAAAAACTTCCTAGATGCTAACGAGAAGCGTCTTGACGACTCATTCAATCAGCATAGCAACTTCCAGACGAGTGTCAGAGGATTGAAGGTCCGTGGCTCGTACCCTAGCCAGCAAGAAGCAGAGCTTCGCTGCAAGATGCTTCGTGAGGTTGATGCTAATCACGATGTCTTCGTGGGACCAGTCGGTATGTGGATGCCGTACCATCCAGAGGCCTACAAGACTGGTCGCGTTGAGTATCTGGAGGACGAGCTCAACCAGCTCATGCACGAGAAGAAGAACAATGAGAGCAAGGCCAAGGTCGAGTTCGACAAGCGCGTGCGCGAGGCTAAGGAGAAGGCGATCGAGGACAACAAGAAGAAGGCACTCGAGTCTGGTAACGTTCTCACACAGACTATCAATGAACAGGGAGACCTTGTAAGTGTGAAGAACAGGAACCCTCTTGGTGCAGGTGATGCCCTTGAAGGCGAGGTCACCGCAGCTGATGTTCGCAAGGAGCTTTTTGACAGCGATAACGTGGTTATCGATTACAAGAACTCTGACCATGGTGTTAGCCAGCTAGTCGAGAATGGACATGACCTTGACGCCAGTGTGGTCGAGCTTGACATTTCTGAGACCGATGGTGAGAAGGTTGCCTCTGAAGATACTGTGGTCAAGGAGGCCACCAAAGACGAAACCGCTACTGAGGAGATTTCCACTGAGGTGCCCGTTCCCGAGAACACTGACGATCATGAAGGCGCAGTCGCCGACGAGGGTGACGATAAGCCGAAATCTGACTAAATAATTACATCATTAATACCGTAATGTAATTATCAACTTGAACTTTCACCAGGCCATTCAT